CCCACGGACCAACACTGGCCTGGCCTGCTGAAAAAGATGCGTCGTACTGAGTCTGACCTTTGATGAGTACGGCTGTGCCAGTACCATCTGCAATAGCATTCTTAAGACCAGAAGTTTCAGCTCTTACGACTCTAAGATCGTTACCGTACTGTAAAAAACCTGCAGCGGTAAAATAAGAAGTGTTATTCGTGGTATTAGGAACACCGAAAAGCTCAGACAAGTTCTTTTCCGAAGTAACCTGTCGTACCTCTTCTACTGGACCCCATGAGAATGCACCCACGAAACCGGCGATAGAAGAAGAAACAGCAGGGACAACATTCGTAAGATCTATCTCACGTACGCGAACACCTGGAGAGACTTGGAAGCTCATGTGTATTTCCCCTTTAACATTAAAAGATTATCATAATACGGTTTATTTCAATCATAGTTATTTATAAAAAATCAATTCTCATCACAACTTTCTTTACCAGAGCATTCTTTTGGAAAACAATGACCTCTCATAAAGTAATATTCGTTTTCATAACTAGGTGACCACATTTTTTCATCTACTAGTTTTTCACATTGTGTTTGAGAAAACGGTTGTTGCAATGCAATTTGCCCTATATAATTTTCTTTGCCGACACCATCAATGCCCCACATTGAAACTACAAATATAAACTCTTTCATAATTTACTCCTCAATAAAGTTCAGTTGACTCCATAACCTGCCATCTTTCACCGTTTATTACTTCAGTTTCTTCTGGCCTGCCATCATCCATTTCACCAAATGGAACTAATTCATCTTCAATTTGTTTTATTTTTTCATTATACATCATTTCTTTAATATTTAAATCAGTTATATCATTGAACATCGGACTTGATACAAACCAACCAAACAATACAAAATTCATAACAAGGTCATCATGATTGCCATCACTGGCTTCATAACTATTACCTTTTGCTACAAATGTTGAAAATTCTATTATAGTATCAGCATCTACAACTTCAATTTGATCTCTTTCAACCAAATCTTTAATATTAGAACAACCAATACGTTTTACTTTTCGTGTCATTTCGACACCAATAGCATTCTTTTTTACTACCGATTCAACAAACACATGTTCATATTCTAAATCATAATATAAACCATTGCAAACAACAGCTCCTTGGTCATTTGATTCAATAACCACATAAGCATTATTGTAGGTTTTTGCATACTTATATATAATGTCGGGGAAGAGTATAGGAGAGATATTGTTATCGCGGTACACAGCCACCTGTTTAAATGGGCGAGTGCTAATATCGACTAAATTAAAAGTACTGTAATCCTGTCCTCTTCCCTTTGCAACATCCACAAACATCATATATTCGTGTTTTTCTTTTGGTCTTTCATATACCTTAACTGACTCTTGTGTATATATTGGAGGTTTAGCTTGTAAGCCAAGCAATTTATTACCTGAAATAAGTGTATTGCCTGACCCATGAAAGTTATTACCGAATTCCTGATCAAACTGTAATTCTGAAGTATTAGACACAGTTTGTTTTTTCCATTCTTCATCACGGCCAGGTACATCCCACCAGTCAATTCTAAATGGTTTAAATTCATTTGTGCTTTGAACTGCACCCTCCCACAACTTATGATATATGTTACCAAGTCCATTGGCGGTACTTGTAATAATAACTTTTGTATCTTTACCAGCTGAAACCACAGGATATGTTGATGAATAAAATTCAGCTGCATTTTCAACAAATGCAAACTCATCAAGGAATAGCAAGTTAACAGACAAACCACGAATAGAACTACCACTTGTAGCTGCAGCCAAAATACGTGAATTGTTACTAAATTCAATTGATCCTTTATTTACAGCTTTACAACCTGGCTGTAAAAAGAACGGTATGTTTTCGATCATAAGCGTAGCTCGAGCTAACATTTCACGGGCTGTGGCGCCTTTGTTAGCAAGGATTGCAATAGTCTTTTCAGGGTGAAATATAGCGTACCATACAAGGTAAGCTACTGAAGATATTGATTTACCTGATTGACGACAAGCTAATACAATAGAAAAACGATTATCATCAAAATGACTAAACATTTCTTCTTGGTATGGATATAAATCAAAATCAACTAATCCATCATCAAGTGAAATAACTTTAAGATATTTTCTTGCAAAATAAACTGGATCTTTCATGCATTTAGCATATTCACGGATATCATCACTGGCCCATGATTGCTCAATGCCATCACGTTTGATATTAGGATTACCTAAGTAACCTAATTCGTTATTCTTGATTCGTGTTTGATTCAATGATAGTCTCTTTTTCTTTCGCTTTTTGAATTAACATTTTCTGTAGATCAGTTGCAGATCCAACATAAAGATTATTCTGTGTCATATTATTAGGAAGAGCGGCTTGGTTATCAGTCTCAACTTCTTTCTTTTCTTTGTGCAATTTCATTAATTTATCAGCAACTTCAGCATTTTGCTTTATAGCAGTTGATAACACTTCAAACGCACGCGGGTGTTCAGACTCTCTTGCCAAGTCCATCATTAAATCGATAGCCTCGTTACCTTTTTCTGCTAAATTATAATATTGAGATCTAGCAAAATCGTAATCATCTTTTATATCACTTTTACTCATTAGACATACACATTCGTTGACGTCTGAATATCACCTAAAGCTCCTGACGTTGCGCCAGTAACTCGTTCGCCTATTTCAAAATATGCTGTAGGATTAGCCACTAGCAATATTTTACCTCCACTATCCCATGATTTTACTGTAGCGGTAGCTCCAGTATTTGTGCCGGCAACAGTTTCACCAACATTATAGTTAGCAGCATTATTTATCAATACTAACCGAAGGTTATCTGCAACAGCAGGGAATGGATAAGTTACCGCATATGTGAAGGTATCTGTTACATTTGCGGTAGCCGGATTAGTAGTAACTTGTTGTCTTTCCAACAAGCCTTCATTACCTTTATCAAAATCAAAGAAGTCACTTACAACTTTTCTAATTGTTTTCTTATTTTGAACTTCACCATAAAAATTAACCCTTGTTTCAAAATCAAGCGTATAGATAATTGCTCGTCTTGTAATAAAGTCACCTTCATAGTCATCATTCATAGATACACCTTGCAATACAATAGGAATATCAGACTTGATACCAATTGTTGGTACCTCATTAATAGTCACTGTATAGTCAGGTTTGAATGTAGGTAATATTTGTTCTAGTATTTGTAGAGCTTCATCTTGGTTCTTTGCCATAATGTTTAATTGAATTCCAACACGATATGGAGCAGGAGCTCTTACAGAATTTCTGGTATTAGATGTTATTGATCCAACTCGTACTTCATTTGATTTATTAACAGTTTGATTTGTATCATACGTAATTGATGTTATTTCAAATGACATACGTGGTAGCTTAATAGCTAACTTTGCATCATTCAAATCAGTTTGGTTTTGTACTCTGGCTAAAAACTTTTGTCTAGGTCCATAAGCCAATGGTACTTTAATATCTTGAAGAATCTTACCAGCTGAATCTGTTTTACGTATATTGATATTATTAAACAATGTACCAAATACAGCAATAGTCCTTCTAATTTGTGAATGGTAAAAATAACTTCCAAACATTATGTAATTTCTCCAAATGGATTCGATTCTGAGAAGTCAATGATTGAATCACCATCAGTTTCAAAATCTTTATTTTGAGCGAATACATCGCCTTTCATTGCTTGATCATCAGCATCCTGGTTGAAGTACCAAGTTGCGCCACTATCTACACCCGTAAGAATATCGGCTGCAAGTTGACTTATTTTAAACTTACGTGCTGTTCCATCACTACCAATTTCATTGATAAGTGTAAGTACACCAGTACTAGCAGTAACAACGAATTGAACAACTTCAGCAGTCACATATATTGGTTGGCTATTACTATCAACAAGCCCAGTATCTTGTCTAACAGTTTCACCTGGTGCAAAATGACCCGATCCATTATTCATTGTAAACTCTAGTTGATAAGAGAATCTTTCTTGTAGTTCATCAATTTCACGAATACCAGTTTCAAGTTCTTCATTATTATATTCAAACAACTCACATTCCAACTTATATGTTGGTAAGTTATTTAATTGATAGAATGGCTGTTCATGTTCTACAAATCGTATTTCAAATAACGACTTTGAAAGAGGAAGAAATACTAAATCACCTTCACTTGGTCTTGTATCATTAATTGAATTGTTATAGAATCCAACTAAATTTTCCCAACGTTTTCTTGATACAACAAACGTTGCTTGGTCTCTTATTTCAACACCAAATTTACCGAGAAGATCACCCTCACCAGCAAAACCTTCAGATGTCTCAATATACATTTCAATTGTATAACCATCAGTAAATTTAGAATAATCTTCATTCATAATTTCATCACGACTAATTAATTGCCTAGGAATGTAAATAACATCCTGGCCATACATTTTTAGTGATTCAATTACAAGATCTTCATAGAGATTTTGCTCTGATTTGACGGCTTGAGAAAAGTAAACGTTTCTAGCCATGTCTTATCCTGTGTAAAAATCAACCGGCTCTTCCCAATTGAGTCTAGCTTCTTCAACTAGTTTTTCTAACTCTTGTGTTGCATCATCAAATAACTGCCGACCATTAAATGTCACGCCACCAGGCATAACCATTCCTTCGAATTTAATTAAATTAGCACCCCATTGTTGTTT